GTAATATTACCTTTATAAAAATTTGCATTACCTGGTGTTATAAATATTGCATCAGTTGCATCAGCAGCAAGTCCACCATAAACGAATCTATAAGCTACACCTGCTTCTGGTGCAGGAAGTGTATAAGTATTATCTTGTCCACCATCTGGAACAATATTTACTCTACCACCATGAGTTGTATTTACAATAGTAATATCACCATCTGCTAATACTACAGGTGTAACAACTTCACCTTTATTACCAAACGTAATATTTTCTGTTATTGCTCCTGTATCTGAATCTTTTGTAACACCAATAAAGCCATTCTCAGCTCTGACTGGTCCATTAAAAGTTGTATTCGCCATAATTTATTCTCCTTAAAAAATTATATCTATCGTCTTGGCTTGTCTGCTAGGGCAGTCGATAGACAATTAAAATCCCTAGTTATTCTTTTGTTTATTGTATTTCATTTTTAATTGCATCTGTCATAAAATCAATAAGTTTTAAACTTCTTGTTCTATCATCTACATCATTTAATTCTGCTACTTTTTTCATAGCATCTGTTCTTATTCTTTCTAAATCTATTTCTGCTCTTTGTTCAGCTATAACAGTCTTTGTTAATAAGTCAAGTTGTTTCATAGTTTCTTTACTTGCTCTATCTAAATCTCCTTTTTGTTTTTTCATAGTAGCAGTTTGTCCTGAAACTGCAGAGTCTTTTAATAGTTTCATTTCTTCTAGTTCTAACTTTTGAGATTGTAATGCAGCATCTGCAGAATTTTTAGCAGAAGACATTTTAAGTTTTTCTTTTTCTAATTCTACTTTAGCTTGCTCTAATGCAACCATTTGTTGTTCAGGTGATTGAGCTTGACCCATAGCTTGATTAGCATTAAGCACTTGCTGTGCTGCCTGTGCCATTGCCATTTCTACAGCTTGTGGGTCTTGCTGTCCTGCCATTTTAGTTACACCACTAATTTGTTCTTGATATTTCATAACTGAATGTTCTTGTATATTAGCTTCTAATACTGGTTTAATTCTAGCCATAATAGGATTAGCACCATTTGCAGGGTCTTGTAAGTATGCCATCTTTGTTTGTATGTGAGCATCATGGTTCTGCCCTGGAAATGCAGAAATAGGTATACCTTTAGTTACTGCCATTATATCTGATACTGGGTCCATCTGTTGTGGCTTTTGTTTAGGAGGAAGTATCTCGTCAAGGTTAGGCATACTAGCAGCATTTAATATGGTTCTATTTAAAGCTTCTATATTAAACATACCAGGAGGGGATTGTTGTGCCATCTGGAGAGCCATTTGAGCAATCATCATCCTATGTGCATTAGAAGGGATATTAGGGTCGCTGACAGGGATTACATCAACCCTTCCATCAAAATCCTTCTTAAACACATTCTGGTCAGCAAAGGGTACTTCATATGGATACTCAGAGGGTAAGTATTCATAGTTTATACGAGCAAGAATTTTAAATTCATCCTTTTGAGATTTATGTAATCTCTTATGTATTGAAGAAAAGAATTTACTTGAAGCTTCTAGTAGTGCCATCGTAGTTCCAACAGGTCCATAAGATGCTGCATCAGAGACAACTTGTTCTGTGTTATCAGCAAACTTCTGTGCTGTTGCTGTAATGAACTGTAACATACTAAATAAAGTAGCAGAAGGCTCTTTATAGGGGAGAGGAATAATAGCCTTCGTTAAATCTACTCCAGTTGCTTCTATTTCTTTAAATTCACCAGGACTGATTGGTTCATTATCACCAACCATCCTTACACCTTTTGCTTTAAAGCCTCCTGGTAGGTTTGCAAATTGACCTGCGTCTACTAGACTTCTCATAGCTGCTGTTGCAGTCATTGTGAGATTACCTAAGAAGTGCATCAAGCCAAACCCATAAAATCCAAATCCAGGAACAAACCTGTAATGGACAAAATGGGAAACTTTTTCTTGTTTCTTATCATCTTTTTTATAATTTCTTCTAATACTTAAAACTGTATTTGATTCTTGTTCTACAGTTATAATATAAGGAAGAGCATAATCTTCTTCTATTTCTAAATAACAATGTTGTTCTAATAATGTATATTGTGGGTCACTACTTTCTGTTGGAGACAATCCTAGTATAGTATCCATCTTTGATGCGAAAGATGTAGGATTAGGATTAGTAGCTTCAGGTAATTCTACATCATCATAAATACCTGTACGTATATCTCTAGCTAAATCTATAGGACTTCTATAAATAACATGTGTATATCTATCTGCTTTTCTTAAGTTACTAGAATAATAAGAAACATAAAACTGGTCTATAGGAACAAATTCAGATACTGGTCTTTTTAAGTTAGCATCATAATAAACTTTTTTAAATGCTGAACCTATCAGAGGTAAATGAAATAACATTCTTTCTGTTTCATCAAAGTATTCAGGCATCTGTTCTGTTACCTGATAGTTCATAAAGTTTTGAACTCTATTTGCTTGGTCTTCTCTTTCAGGAGTTTGCTTTCCTAGTATCTGAGCTTTAACAGGACCTTTACTAGGAAATAATTCTTGTATTGCTTTTGATTGAAACTTAACTGCTGACTCTATTAACATAGGATGGACAGCAGTACATGCACCTTCAAAAGGTTCGCTTGCATCTTCTATCTTTAATCCTAATAAATCAAATCCTCTTTCAAACATTGATTCCCATTCAGCTCTGGAATCTTTATCTGCTGTATAATTATCTATAACTGTTGTAGCTATCTCTTGTAAATCTTCTTCATCTACATCATTAGCTATATTACCATACCATTCTTGTATATCATCTTCTGCTTCCATTTCAATATTAGTTTCAGTAAAGTCTACAGTAACTCCACCATCTCCATCTGGTTCAATAGTTGGTGAGTCTGTTATTGCATCTATTTGTTCTGGAAGTTCTATTACATTTGATATTGTTTCCTCTATCCTATCAAATGGATTTCTTTCTGTCGCCATGTTATTCCCCTTTAAAACATAATTATATCACTAAGTTCTCCAGTACGCAACTCTTTTTTTTCTAGGTTCATCTTCCCACTCTGGGTCTTCAGGATGGTCTAGATGCCAAGACTCTTTCATGTAATGTATTGCCATTGTCATAGCATCAACTTGGTCATCATGAGCTGCATTTGGAAAACGTAACATTTCTTCTAGTAAATCTTCTGACCATTTCTTATCTTTAGGTATCCATACTCTACCTGCTTCTATCATAGGTGAAGCTGCATGTACTCTAGATACTTTATCTCTATCAGGTGTATACTCTAAGATAGGTATACCTGCTCTACGCATATCTTGTATTAATGATTGTCCACTTGCTTTTTTTTCTATCATACAGACATCAGGTTTATAATCATAATATAATTTTTGAGATATTCTTCTTAACTCTGGATATTCAAATCTACCTTTTATATTTCCAAGTAATATTAAATTAGATTTGTAAGACTCATATCCATATTCATCTTCTTCGTATTGAGAAAATATACCCCATGTTTGTATAACACTAAAGTCTGCTGTTGTCTTTGTTGAAAACGCAGTATCAAATGTTTGAATCATAAAGTCACAAGTAGGAGGGTCTTCATATTCCCACCATTGTATCCAATTTTTTTTTATTAAACCACCTTCATCAGGAGTTGGGTCCTGCATATATAATGCATTCCAATATCTCGCACCATTAGATGCTTTTATTTCTTGTTCATCTACTTCTAATACTTCTTTTGATTTCCATTCTGGAAAATAACTACCACCTACTGGTAAATCAAGTAACTCAGCAGACTCTTCGTCTAACCAGGCAGGAATCTTTATAACTTCCCAAGGTGCAATAGCAAATTCATCTTGTTGTTTTAATAACCAACCACACAAATCATCATAATGATACCTTGTATTAATTATAAGTATAGAACCATTAGGCATTATACGAGTTCTTAGACCTGCAGGGTACCATTCTTTAATATATCTACGACCTGCTTCAGAATAAGAGTCTTCTTCAGACATCACATCATCAAGAATTGCAATATGTGCACCTCTTCCTGCTATTTGAGACTTAACACCTGCAGCATAATAACTACCACCTTGGTTTGTCTTCCATTTACCTGCAGCTCTAACGTCTGTTCGTAGCTTAACACTCTTAAATATACCTTGAAACTCTTGTGAGTCTACAACATCCCTTACAGACCGACCAAAGTCAGAGGACAATTGGTCACTATGAGACACAGTAAGGATTTCATGTTCTGGATTACGACCAATATACCAAGCAGGAAACAATTTAGAACAGATAACACTCTTAGAACTTCTAGGTGGTAAGAAAACCATTAGTCTTTTTATCTTTCCTGCTTCTAATTGTTTTAGTTTTTCACTTATTACTTCTATATGTTTACCCATCTTCCAATCAGAGACAAGTATTGGAGCAATCTTACGGACAAAAGTTATGAAATCTGTTTTAGAATCTTGTTCTATTTTTAAATTTAAGTAACTTTGTAGATTTAAGTATGGTGATGTATCTATAGTCTCTATAGTTTCCAAAGTATTTAATACCTTAACATTGTTATATTGTAATATTGTAATATTGTTATAATATAAACTATAAAATATAATTTTAATATCTCTTATATCTATATAGATTATATTATATATATATTATATACAACTCCCCGTTAAAATACAAGTACTTTTTTTATTATTTTTATTGACCCTGTTATTTTGTTGCTTATATGTCACTACCATATATACTAATACACGCTATATATATTTTTTTGGGGTGGGGTATAGCTGTATTGTGTAACGAATCACTAGTTTTATAGTAAAAGATACCTTTAAAAAGTATATTTTCAAACCCTTACTGACAGGGGCTTACAGAGGTATATTTTTTTTTATTGACTTTATTTTTTTTATATGCCATTATGATTTCAATGGTTTGGTTAGCCATGATAACAATAACCCAGGAGCTGTAACAGAGTACTGTTAGCCGATACATACATAAATATGGTGTATCAACGTGGTGGGTGTGTCCCCAGATAAACGACTAGAATGTTCTAGTTCTCAATATAGCCAGAGTTGGGGTTGACACGTACCTTCCACTATATAGCAAAATTAATTTAAATCAATTAATGAAAGGATAATTTATGATTGATTACATTAAAAGAATTGGCGAGTTAGAGCTCCTTGCTAGTGGTAAAGAAGACAAGCTCAAAGAAGCTAAAAGCACTTTAGGTGTTGAGGTTAACGAGGCTCAAATTGAGATAGGAACTATTGCAATTGCTTGGTCTACGTCTCAAAAAGAGAAAGGTCAGAAGTTAGCTGAAAAGTTAACTTTGGAGCTTAATGAGCTTAAAGACAGTAAGGGTAAACCTGTCTATGAGTACACACTAACCAAAAAAGGTTTAGTATGTAATAAGCTTGAGAAGCTAAGAGGATTTGCTACCTCTAAGAAAGTTAGAGAGACTTTCTCAAAGAATATAAGTTTTGAGGATGTTTCTACTAAGCTTGCAGAATTAGAGCTTGATTCTTGGAGCAAGATGGCAAGATGGGCTAGCGATAAAAAGCCTGAGACTCTAGACCAAAAAGCTTGGAGGATTGTCGAACAGATGGACGGCAAAGACTTTCCAGCTCTTGACAGGTTTATAAGTAAGATTAAAAATACTTATAATCTTATCCAAGAGGAAGACGCTAGAAAGAAATTTGCTAGCTAACATTAACAGGGGAAGTGTGACAGGCTTCCCCAATAACTTTAGGAGAATGACTATGACTAAAAGACAAATGAAAAGTATTATTATACTTAAGAATAAATATGCTAATACTAATTGTAAGTGGCTTCAAGCTTTATGCTTAGTAAAAATTAATCAAATGCCACTTAGGAGTAACTAGTATGAACAGCAATCAACGAGGAAACTTTTATATAATTACTTTAATCTTTGCTAACATATTAATCTGGAGTTTAATTTACTTCAGCTATTAAGAACCAGGGGGCTTCGGCTCCCTTTTTTTTTACTTTTTTTTATTTTTATTTTTTAAATGTTCGGTGAGCCCCACTATTATAGTAAGTTCGGTGAGTGCGAGAGTTTATTTATTTTTTTTGTCCCATATTTCTAATGTGTTCGGTGAGTACGGGGAGTTCGACACCCCCTCGAACCCTCTATATTGTAGAGAACACGAGAGAATACAGCATAATGCAGAGAACTATGGTGATTATCGCCCTATTTGTGCCTATTATGGTACCATATGCCTAGAAAACAGACACTTAAGACACCCAAGACTAATCATTTCTTCTATACTATGATGACTCCTCGCTATAGGAAAAGATGATACATATCATAGAGAATGATGAAGGTTCGACACCCTATCGAACCCTTACTCGCATTGACAGATGGCTTATAGTATGCTATGCTTAAGGCATATTAATTGATAAGGAGAAAAAGAAAATGTTTCACTTAGATAAACAAGCAATAGTAAAAAATGCTAGAAGTAAATTAGCAAAGACTACTAGTCAAAAACCTACTACTAATTGGCACTTAATAGGGGTTAGTGATAGAACTAGTCTATCCAAAGCAGATTATAAACCTACGACAGGTTGGAGTTGTGCCTATAAAATAAAGCAGACACCATTTGGTGAGATGCGTATTAAAATTAAAGGTGCTAGAAAATCTGGTGCTTGTAGGTAGGTTCGACACCCTATCGAACCCTTACTCGCATTGACAGATTGAGCAAAGTATGGTAAGGTTAATACATAACTAACAAGGAGATAACAAATGGATTATTTAGAAGAATTAACTAACGAGTACGACAACATAGAAGATGTAGCAAGAGAACAAGGTATAGAGTTCGACACCGTATCGAACCATAAGGAGTATGAAGATGGAGAGTAAGATACATATAGTAGATACAGTAGAAGGTACACTTGATAGCTATGATGTAAAAGATTTCTGTAAACTGTGGCAAGACCAAGAAATTATAGACACACATAGGAATCATTATCAATATAAATTCTATACAGATTATGATAAAGCAAAACAATTAAAAGATTTTTATGCAAAAAATAAGGAGGGTTAAGATGCCTAGAGAAATAAAATACAATGCTTACTTTGATGATTTAATGGACAAAGAATTAGAAGAGATAGAATTACAATGTAAAGAACTAGAAGAAAAAGCAGATGAACTTGGTGAGAGATTAGAGAAAATAGCTGATGAAATTTATAATGGAAGATACACTTGTTATAAAGACTTACATAGTAAACTTAATTCTCAAGCATATGATTTACAGTATAAATGTAATTGGTCAGATTTTATAAAGAAGTTTAGGATTGACCCACATAGATAGGTTCGACACCGTATCGAACTATACAATTTGATAGTGTGGTAACTATCGAATACTTTGGTGAGTAGGGAATAAGCTAGAGTTATTATTAACATTCCCATTTATAATAGGAGAAAACAAATGGACTTAAATAAATTAATAGTAAATGCAAAGAAGGCTCACTCATATAAGATAGAGAGTGCCTTTAGAAATAAAAGTAATTATAGTAAATGTATAAAGCATATCTATATTGCAAGAGAAAGAGGTACACCTTATTGTAAGATAGGAGTAACTAAAAATATTAAAAATAGATTTACAATATTAAACATATCTTCGTATGGTGGATTCAAGTTGATTGCTTCCCATTTATATGCAGGACATTGCTATGTATTAGAGAGAAACATGAAGCTATGGTTTGCTAGAAATGGTGCACAACATGGAGAAGGTACTGAAATGTTTGTCTTTGATAAGGGTACTGATGCTCAGATAAAACAAATATTTGATAAGGTAGTATCGAATAATGTAGAGAAGTTAAACGAATCATTTGATATAACTAAAGTAACCAAGTCTATGAGTAGAAAACAACAGCTTAATTTATTACAAGCTTAAGGAGTAACTATGACACCTACAACTACTAGATGGTGTAAAGATATTAACATGTGGACTATCGACAGACCCATCAATCCTGTTGGTGATGTCGAGGGTTCATGTGTACACAGAACTTCTTTTTGTGATACGTCTTGTTACAATGTCAAGCTATACAGAATATTTAAGGGTATGGCTAAAAAAGATATTGCAAACGAGAAGTTCTGGCAATCTTTACCTACAAATAAGAATGACAATCAAGATAGTTTAGAAGCACTACAACAAAAATTGTTTAGGTCTAGACGACAAACAAAACGAGCAAGGCTCATGAGTAGAGGTGAAGCTATCAAAGATATGTCAGACGTATTTAGAATAAAGACTTTGTGTGAAGCTACACCTGACACAGTATGGTGGGTTCCAACGAGAGCATGGAGAGATGAAGGGTTAAAACAATTAATACAAGATGTATTGTTTCCCCTTAAAAACATAGCACTAAATGCTTCTCTTGACCCAACGAACACCGAGCAAGAAGAACAAATGCTTAAAGATAGTGGGTGGAATACTATGTACTTTGGTGACGACAAGCAGACTACATCTAAGGTAGGTGATAGAAGATACTTATGTCCTAAGACACATAAGAAGATTAAGATATGTGATACTTGTAAGGGTGGTTGTTTCTCTCAAGTAACATTAGGTAAACAATCCAATGTACATTTATCACAACATTAAAAAGGGTTCGACCCCCTATCGAACCTTGACAATGTATAAATACTATGATAAGGTTAATACATAACATAACAAGGAGAGAACATGACTAAGAATTTATTTGGTAAATCAAAAGAAGTAGAAAGTCCTTATGCTACTTACAAGCTAGGTGATTTTGAGTGGAGAATATTAAAAACGTATCAAAGAAAAGATAAGGAAGATACAAATGAATATGCTAGGTGGTTTACTGTAGCTAGGTCACCACATACACATGGTAGTTGGGAGTATGGAGATATGTATATTAAAGAACTAATGAGTATAGAACCAGAACTAACACAAGCAACACCTAAATGGAGGGAAACATATGAGTAAATGGACAAGCACAAGTGTAGTAATAAAATCTGCTACTGAAGAGATGGTAAAGTCTGCATTGAAAGATGGTTGGAACTTTGAAGTATTAACAGAGGGAGAACATCTTTGTGAAGAGAGTACAGACTTTGATGAGATTATGGAAAACATACATGCAGTAGATGGTATACTTGAAATACATATACATAAAGTAGGAGAGGAATCTGATTGGTGTAATGTTATACTTTATAATGGTGACCCAGACTGTGAGATATCAGACTGTACTTCTGATGGCTACATAGATAAGTGGACTGAGAGAACAGACTTCGGACAGAAACCTTGGAATGATGGATTTAAATAATGAAAAAATATATACACATAAACCAACACGTTATTAAAGCTAACCACAAGAACAACGAAAGAAATCCTGTGATTACTGTAAAGACATACAAGAGTAACGACTATGCTCATGAGGTGCAGATACTAGGTGAGAGTAAGGTTGTGTATAGTCCAGATAAACCTTTGTCTTGTGGTGCAAAGGTCTGGATAGAAACAGATGCAGAGGTAATACTAGATGGAGATAAACAATGAAGCTACGACAAGAACAAAGAAATAAACTTGAGATGATGTTAGACGAAGCAGAAGATTTAGTAGATGAGTTACAAGATAATAAACTTGATAAAAGAGAAAGCCTAAAAGCATGGCAGACACTACAAGCAATATTAAAACTAATGAGATGGGAGGTTAGAGATGAGTAAAAGATATAATGAAATAAATATAAAACACTTTGCAAATTTAGTGCAAGAAATAAATGTATCTAAATATACTCAAGAAGAATATAGAAAGATAGTAGAAGAAATATATATGACTATCTTCAGGCATAATACTGATGGAGAATATGTTATAGAAACTATGCCTAATGAAGAAGGCACTTGGAAGATACATAACAAAGGTCAGACTATTGAACAAGCTATGGAGATAATAAATGAAAGGAAATAGTATGACAACACAAGAACATTGGGAACTACATCAAGGACTATGGAGTGCTATAAATTGTGATATGCATATCAAGTATCAAGACAATAATAAAATAGTATATGTTGACAAGAATAGTAAATGGGAGTATACATATTCAAAAGGATTTATTGAAAGGAAAAAGAATGTCACATCAAGGTAATGAGGAACTAAAAGAAAATGAGTACGAACAACTACAAGAAGAATTAATTAGTTTAGATAATGAATATGAGTGTAGTATAGCTTCTGGTACATATAGAACACCAGAAGAAATAGCACAAGATGTTTATACAATTATTAATAAATTAAAGTGGAGTGAAGATGAAGCCTATGATTACATAGATTTTATAAAGGAGAGATACTAATGAATAACTCAAGTAAAAAATGGGTGTGGGTATATGGTGACGAGTGTGATTTTATATGGTCACATTTTAATATGTCAGATAGGAGTGACTTTGATAGAATGAAATTACAATTTGTTGAATACAAAAGCGAAGAAGCACAAGCATTAGAACGAGAACAAGAAAAGGAGAAAGCTAATGGCTAAGTATACATTGTATGCAAAGAAAGTTTATTACTATCGCAAGGAGATTACTGCTCAAGATAGTAAGAGTGCAGAGAAGAGAGGTGCTGACTATGAAGCAGATGATAATGCAGAAAGATTGTTTGAACCTACAGGTGAGGAGTTTTATATAACAAGTATAGAGGAGAATGATAATGAAACATGAAATGTATAGAGATTATGAACAAGGTATGGATATACCATGTATAGCATCAAAATATAATTTAACCTGTGAAAATGCTAGAGAATTATTAGGAGTAGAAGAAGATGAGGAGAATGATAATGAGTGACACAGAAAAGTATGAAGAACTATGTCGAGCATTGGTAGGTATAGATGCTACTGAAAGATTTTCTCATGAAGAAATAATAAACTATGTTTACAAGCTAAAGGATAAAGAAGTGAAACATTATGACAGGTATGACAGATGATGAGTAAATATAAATATAGATTAGAAGAATGGTCAGAAGATACAAGAAGTTATACTATAGAATGTGACATAAAACTTTCAAAAGATGAAGTAGATTTTGCAATTTTTGAAGCAGATGTAGATTATGAAGATTTAGAAACAACACATAAAATTCCATTAGGTGATGGTACTATTGTACACGTTACCTATCATGGTAATGACTGGGGTGATGCAAATTCAGAGATAACATATGGAGAGGAGGACTTAGAAGATGAGTAAAGAACATTTTATAGATGACCCTGAGTACATAGAATTAACATCTAACATTGCAGACTTGATGCTACAAAAAAGATTAGGATTTAATTACAAGAATTTTATAATACAAGATGAAGAAGGTAATGAAACATACACACCTAAAGGACAAAAATTATTTGAACACTACTTAGATGAAGTTGTAGACATCTTTACTCTTAATGGTGTGTCACCTATGGACTTAGGTTTAATTAGTTTTTTACCAGACCCAGAGTTGGTAGAAAATATTAAACCAGAAGGTAAAGTAATACCATTCAAAGGACAGATAGGTTCTATATCAGGAGATAAAGATGAGTAAAAAAATATTAACAGCAGTAAGAGAAGCTAGTATATCTATAGCATCTTGTTTAGATGAACCTAATG